GGAAAACTGTCCATTTTTTATGGTTATATTTGGGGATGTATAGTCTGATAATATATTAAATGTGTAAGGGGTGAAATTGTATACCTCTATATTTTTAGTGAAAGAAGATATCATCACATTAGTGTCGCAGTCATATATCATCAATGACACCTTATAAATTCCGGGAAACTTATAAGTTTTGAATGCTGACATGTTTCTGGATGTCGTATCATCTCCGAAATCCCACACTACTCGATGGGAGAACTCTTCAGGTAGATCTGGGACAAATAGTAATGGAGTTATATTTATACTATATGTCGATAACGACTCGGTATTAGTATAATCTAGTGCTCGGAATGCTATATCGATTATTTCACTCATCTATTACTTGGATTCTATTGGATATAGTTAATGGGTTATATATATATGGGAATTTATAATAAGGTAATGTAATCGTTTGATTGACTATTGTTTCATCTACACCCTCAAATAATGGGTTCCACATTATAAATGACATTCCATTGAAATATGTGTTTTCTATTACATTATGGGTTCTAATATTTCTGACGCCTGCCACCTCAGCTATTTTAGCTGATATTTCGGACATATTTATTATTTGGCCCAATTTTACATTTTTAGGGTCGAAATAATCCAATATTACATCGACTATGTTGCGCTTTATAGTTTCTTTATTGATATTATCATTTTTATTTCTGATCACTATGAGTTTGCAATCATTATAAATATTTTTAGTCGGAGTATTTATAGTCGTCCCGAAATCTAAAGCCATATATATCGGATCTCTAGGGACGATCGAACTATTAATCATTTTTTTATCCTTTGTTATATCTCTCATCAACGTTTTGAAGTTGTTACTTACAAACGATGGGTATTCGCCATCAGTTAGTATTGAGAATCTAGGGACACAGAAAATATTTATATTGTTGAAATCGCAAGAATCCGCAAAATTCACTTGGTTTAATATAACTCGATTTACTTTATTCGGATCTATACAAATTTCATAAAAATAATTAATATACCCATTTATAAACGATGTGTTATCCACGACTTTAACATCGTTTAATACGTTAGGTATAGTTTTTTTCAAAAATCTTTCATAATCCAATTCGGTGACTAACCGGAGTTGATTCGATAAAAATACTGGGCTGTTTTCTCTAATTTGTTCGACCGTCTCCCCTTCTCTAATCACCGTCGAATTTGACGGGTTTGAAAAGGTTAAGTATGATCTATTGGCATCTGTTATTTTAGATGAATTAGACCCCTCATTGATCTGATCATATATTTCATTGAATTTTAAGCTATTGTGTGTGAATAATTTATTACCGTTTATGGCGTTTTTGGATATCTGTCCTTTATCTCCATCACTTAAAATATAAAAAATCTTCACAATGTCGCCATTGTCTAATTTTCTACCAAACACATTATTTCCAAATTTTACTTCATAGTGTCCATTTTCATTCAGTCTTATATTATATACTCTATCCGTTATTTTAGATAAAAATAGACTATCGACTTCATAATATTCTACCCATACCCCATCAGCTTGTTCTTTAACATATACGCTGATAGATCCTTGCGATATGAATTTAGTATCATTGCGGGATACTAAATTGTCTACCACAATGGGAAATGTATCATAATCTGCCCCCTCTGAGATATAATCTGGATATTCCCCGACAGTGCCTTGATGTAGAATTGATGTCTTCGATATACTATCAATAATTTCTATTTGATCTGTGGTTTTTTCGAATATTTGATCAGATATGAAGGTGTATTGTATACTATCAGTTAGGAAATAACTATATTTTTTAATAGTATAACTACCCGGCAATAAATTCCTCGAAGATACACAATCAATGGAAATTAATGATGTTTGTTTACCTGTCGGACTGTAACCGATCAATTTAACAATCCTATTCATGTTTTCATAAATGCTGGTTTGTGAAAATGATGATTCGGACGATGTTTGGTTTAAATAAAACATCAATACGTGGGTATAATAGGCTAATATATCCAACAATGATGATATATTAGATCCCTCATAATTTTGATCCGTGAATTTTCCACTTTCATTTAATCTTTCTATTATAAAAGACTTCAACGATGTCGCATCAAAATTGGCATATGCGTTGGAGGGTAGATTATATTCTGGGGTGTTTGCCATCCAGATTATTTAATCATAAAATCAGTTGATTGATTGCGATAATTATTTTTTAATCAAAGAACAGTGTATCCCGTCGTATTCAATCTCGATTTCACATTCAACCCATGAATATTTAAAGATGGGACATCAATTCGTAGGGATATATTATATTGATTATTATCTTCGTCTGCTTCCACGATAACTTCCTTCACAGTAATTCTCGGTTCCATTATTGGGAGTTTCGTCTCGATATTGTCCTGTATTATTTCTGATGTGAAGTCGTCAATTGCTTCGAATAAATAGCTCCTCAAATCTATCCCATATGTCGGAGATAGTATTTTATCACCCGGCGATGTTAAAAATGCTGTCGATATACTATTTTTAATGGCTTCTTCGTCATATAATACAGCAACATCTTTGAGAAATTCCTTTTTATTCAATTGATTATTGAAAGATACATCCTGAGATAGATCGAACGCAATATCTTTATATAAATAATCACTTTTCAGAGATTTCTCCGAATTTTTATCTATTCGCAAAGAGTTAATTTTAATAGCCATTATCGTGTCAACACTTCAATTAGATCTGTTTGATAATCATCCTCATCAAATGCCATTTCGACGATCAAATCGTTGAAATAATCATCGAACGATTCCCTCTTCACTTTCGATTCGTCTTCTATATTCAATTTTAGAAGTGCTGTCGGGGTTTTACCTCTATCGACTATCCAAGGACGATCCACTCGCTTCTTCATTTGTTCTTTTGAGAAAGGAGTTATTGTTAATTGATCGATAAGCCCTTTAATATAAGTTTTAGTATTTGGATTATTCCACTCTGCTTTACTCTCCGTGGTGTTTGGAGATAACTTAGTCAGTAATGTGGATAATTCATTCTGCGTTGCATCAGTTTGTGTAGTATTTAGTTTATCTATTGGTATAGGAGTCTTATCCGACGACCTCAAAGAGCTATATATCCTCGATAGCACCATGAATGGGAGCTTATTGAAGTCTCTCAATGATGTTATATTGACATTTTTATCCAATTCTCTACCAGCCACGAAGTCTTTCCCATTATAATCTCGTTCAAATCTCGCCAAATACCCAAGAATTGGGTTTATATTATCATCATCGGATTCTAATGCTTGGAGTCTCGCTACGGCATCGTCTAAATCAGGGGGTAATACATCCCAATTTAACTGGTCTAGGGATTTAAGATTGGGGATATCTGCTTTTGATTGATATTCTTTCACTAATCCACCTGCCGTGAATTTAATCAGATCCAAAAATCCATTTTTTGCAGTTCTATTCGCGGTTTCATTGGTATCATTGATTTGATTAATACGATCATATAAGTTGTCCAACTCTTCAGTAGTTTTAGTCAATTTATCTTCCCATTTTGACATTTTTTCTTCAATATCGAAGATATTTGCCTTTAATTTTTCAACATCAACCGCTTTTAACATCGCTTGGTCGTATCTGGTCCTCTTTTTATCTAATATAGTGACCAAATCATCGATTTGCTGCATGAAAGATGATCGACGTTTATCGGTTTGTTCTCTTTTCATCTGCTCATTGAGTTTAGCAACCTTGGCCTCCATCATAGCGATATCAGTTTCCATCTTGTTTTTTTCAGATGGCGGTAATTTAGTTCGATTTATGATTTTATTTTTTTTATCAAGATCGTCCCGCATCCCAGTTAAATCACTTCTATACTTGGTTTGATTTCGCTCAAGCTTTTCTAATTGGTTTTCCTCATCGTATTTCTCGACTTCCCCATTATCGCCGACTCCTCTAATATTTTTATACGAATCTCTCGAATCATTAAATCTTTTCGTGATTTTTTGGACTTGTTTATCGAAAAATGGATCATTGAATAGCAATCTAAATG